CATACAATGTTGTAGATAAATACCTATATCCAGATTTAACTTTAAATGAGCAAACTGCTTCAGCCGTAGATTTCACCTCTAATGGCTTTAAATTACGCAGTACAAATGCAGAACTTAACGTATCAGGCTCAACCTATATCTACGCCGCCTTCGCAGAAAACCCCTTTAAGAACGCACTCGCACGATAGGAGTAACTCATGTTTGCAATCGTACAAAACGGTGACATCGTAAAAACCTCTGGCTCGATTAGATCCTTGTTCCCTAATATGTCATTCCCAGCCTCGGGTGCTTCTATTCAATTTAAAATGGATAACAGCATCATTGACGTTGTGGATGGCGAACAAAAGGATCAGCGTTTCTATTGGGTGACACCAGCTAACCCACCGTTACAATTAATTAATGGTGTACCTACCAGAGTATTTGTGAATACACCAAAGGCCTTAGAAGACCGTGAAGAGGTTGATGAAGATGGCAACCCCATGTATGTCAAGGTGCTTGGCGAAGTCGATGGTGAGCCTGCTATGGTTGATTCTGAGGAGCGTCTGGTTACCAAGGGTCTTAAGAGCCAGTGGATTGAGCAGACGAAAGAGAATGCAAACAAAGCCCTTGCACCTACAGACTGGTATGTCATTCGTAAGGCAGAGCGTGATGTGGCTATCCCTGAAGCAGTTGTTGCTGAAAGGGCAAAGATTGTCAGTGACTGTGCAGCCAAAGAAACTGCAATCAAAGCTGCAACTACTATTGAAGAACTTATTGCTGCAGTATCTTAAGGGATTAAAATCAGTGGGATGAAACGACGACCAGTTGGATGGTGGTCGAGAACCAGCCTGCTTAAAAAGTTATCGTAGAATTACAACCATCAATAGAAACGAATGATGCTACTAAGAAGAAAGAAGGGCATTGGACGGAATGAGCGACATCGACCCTAAAGACTTTGGCGCCCTCGAGGCAGACGTTCGCACACTTACGGCTGAAGTGCGGCTGCTGCGGCAAGAGATGGCGCAGGTGAATGCCGCCATCAACCAAGGCCGTGGCGGTCTTTGGGTTGTGGTCATGTCGGCAGGCGTACTCGCCTCAATGTTGACTCTAACGGCCAAAAAACTCTTCGGAGTCTGATCATTGACCCGATCACTCTTCTTGCTACCGCATCAGCAATATGGCACGGGATCAAGAGGGCGAGTGAGTTTGCAAGCGAGGCCGAGGGCGTGTTCGCCCAGCTCTCCAAGTACTGCGGCGTTGCTGACCAGCTTGAGCAGCACATCACTGAGGCCAAGAACACGCCTAAGAAGCCCAGGCTCTTTGGCAAGCTAGAGTTTGGCAGCGATACGCAAGAGGCATTCAATGCTTTTGAGGCCGAATACAAGTTGCAACAAATGGAAGCGGAGATCAGGGAAACCTTCCTCTATGGGGCCTGGGCAGACCTCCCTGGTGGCTTTGGCAGCATGGATGGTTACCGCAAGTTCTGCGAGATGCGCAGGAAAATACGGGCAGACCGTATTCGCATGAAGCAAGAGCAGGAGATGATGCAAAAGAAGTTCTGGGACGACATGTTCATTTATGGTGGTGTCTCAGCCGTAGTAGCGGTTGGGTGCCTGCTTCTCTATATGGCAGTTGATTTTATTTTTAGGTACACAAAATGATCCCATTAGCCGCAATACTTTCGATTGGCGAGAAGGTACTAGATAAAGTTTTGCCAAACCCAGAGGCCAAAGCTCAAGCTCAAGCCAAGCTAATGGAGATGGCGCAGCAAGGTGAACTAGCCCAACTGGAGGCCCATGTAAAAGACATGCAGTCTGCCCGTGACCGGGAGGTTCAGATTGCGACCAGCGAGTTTGCTCCAATGCTGAGCAAGATCGTCACGCCCCTGCTTGCTTTAGGTACGGTAGGGTTAACCTTTATCCTGTTTGGCGTAATCATATTTGTCGATGTGGACACCGACTCCAAGGACATCTTGATTTATGTGCTCGGTGCGTTGACCTCTGCGGTCACAATGGTGTTGGGGTATTACTTTGGATCGTCGGCTGGAAGCAAAGAAAAGAGCGCCCAGCTTGATGACATCTTGGAAAACAAAAAATGAACTACGGAAAATACTTTAGTGAAAGTGAGTTTGCCTGCAGCCATTGCGGCAAGGTTGCAATGGACCAAGAACACATTGACCGGGTCAACGCGCTGCGTGAGAGTGTTGGTTTTCCGCTCAAAGTAAGTTCAGGCTACCGATGCCCAGAGCATCCCCTTGAGGCGAAGAAGTCAACGCCTGGCGCGCATACCACTGGCAGGGCGACCGACTTGGCTGTGGATGGTGGTAACGCCTATCGCGTGTTGGCGGTGGGCATGGAGATGGGTTTCAAAGGCATAGGAGTGCAGCAGAAAGGGGCCGGCAGGTTTATCCACCTCGACGACTGGGACAATCCCAACCGACCCACGGTCTGGTCCTACTAAGCTAAGGCCTCAAGAGCCTGCTTCCTGGTTGATGCCTGCCTAGTGAGAGCAACCCGCTGCATAGCATCAAGCTTGGTGAACGACGCCTCGTTTAGGCCGCGCAACTCGGCGAGCTTCTCAAGCCTGGTCTGAGGTTTGGCCTTGCCGGCCGAGGCGACCCGGTCGCACAACGCCTCGTAGGCCGCAGACCACTCCTCGTAGGTGGCAAAGGCGTCAGGGTCTTTGCCAGGTACAAACAGCAACCAAGCAGGCAAGCCAAGTTCTTTAGGCGCGGTTTCAACGCTCACCACCTCGATGCCGGCATCCTCAAACTGCGCTTTGATCTGCTCGGCATTCAGCTGCTCGGCCTCCTCCTGCAGCTGCTGGTTAACCTCCTCGACCTGCACATACTCCTGCTGCGGATCGGCCTGGACAGGCTCAGGTTCAGCCGGCAGCGCAGGCGGGGCGATGGCATCTAGCGGATTTTTTGGAAGTGCTTTGGGCGCACTTTTCTGCACATAGTCTGCCTGCATCCCGACATTTTCCTGCGGATAGTCCTGCGCTTCCTCTGCGGTGATCAAACCTTTGAGAACGTCGGGAAAAGCATCGCGCAGCGCAAAGCCTCGAGCGCGCATTTGCAACATGCGCCGGGGGTAAGCCTGCCAGGGGCCAGGCTTATTCCACAACCCTGCCCGCTTAGCATCCTCAACGCTGAACTTTGCCGTCACCGGGGTGCGGTTGCGACGGTGCGCTACGCAGACTGCGATGGGGTTGGGCGTGCCCTCCCCCTCGAAGAACTCCTCGATGCCCTCGCAGACTGACGAGGCCTGGACCAGAGCCATAGCCGCATCGCCATAAACGCTGGGCTTGCCATTGATGCAGGCGATGTTCTGCAGAGCCTGCAGGGGCGCCAGGCCCAGCTCCTTGCCCCACTGCACGGCGACTAACACATCCTCTGGCTTGCCCTGATAAGCCTTGGGCACCATCTGGCTCTTGGAAAGCATCTCCGAGAACCGCATGGCCTCGTCGAGCGTAACAGGGGCAAACCCCTGGTTAGTTGTTGCTAGCTGCATCTTTTTTCTCCTCTTTTACAAACTCATCGAAGGTTTCCAAAATGGCGACGACCAGGGCGTCCACCACCTCGAGTGCTCGGTCGCGGTTCATAAACGCGCTGTCCTCCTGGTGGGCAGCATCCCAGCAGAGGTGCTGCAGCTTCTTGGCGGCGTTGATTCGAGCCTGGTGTAGGCGGGTTGGATCAGGCATGGGAGGACTCCTTTATTGACAGTGTTGATTGACGGACGGAGTAACCCTCCTTCGCCGGCACGACCCGCTCGGGCTGCGCCTTGTAGTGCCTCATTGGCCACTTGATCTGAAACGGCCCAGCCTTGGCCTTGGGGGCCTCGCGCATGAGCTCCTTCAACTTCTTCTCGCAGTCGTTGATCTGCTCCTCGTAGCCCGTGATGTGGCTCTTGGCCATCTGGATCATCTTGCAAAGCGCCTCGGCCTCGGCGCCCAGCTCCTCGAGCTCAACCTCATCATCGGCCATCGGCCAGGTGCGGTCGGCGTCCTTGCTGTCCTGGGGTGGGTAGTACTCCACCGTGCCGTCCTTCTGCCAGATGTCCAGGCGGCGCTGAAAATCCTCGACGGCCACGCGGATGGCCTCCCAGGTCGGGTCATGCCGCTCGAAGACGAAGACCCGCAGCTTGGTGCCCCGGTAGAGGGTGGCCACAATGCCCCAGTTCGCATTCACGCAGGCCATCTGGCCCTGCAGCTGCACGGGGCCACGCCAGAGCGGCGGCATGTCCTCGGGTTCCATGCTGGTGAGCTTAGCCTCGAGCACGCCCTTGCCGATGAGCTCGAGCGATTCCCGGCCGATGACGTACACGCCGTTGTCGGGGTCATGCTCGACCATCAAACGCCGGCCATCGGCCATGCCGTCCAGGCTGCAGCACAACGGCCAGCTGGGGTGGTGGTAGGCCGTGGGATGGTCCAGGTCCAGGTTCGGCATACCGATCCGCAGGCAGGCCTCTTTCAGGATCATGTCCTCGAGCTTGTCGCCCCAAGATGCCGGCTCGGGGTCCGACAGGGGTGGTGGATCGATGCCCCTGTAGGCGCCGATGGAACAGCCCAGCTCATCATTGGGGCTGCGGTACTTTGAGAGCCCCATGATGGCCGGCAGGCGGCTCGCCGAGGCTTTGGTGTTAGGGGTGACTTTGCCAACCATCACACACCTCCTTTCAGCGCGTAGAAGCGAATGATCCTGGCGTGCGCCTCCGGGTGCTGTGCCTGAGTGTAACCAGCAACGAAGAACCGCTTGTCTTTAAAGACGCTACCCAGCAGGCTGGGATGGGCGCCTGGCGGCAAGCTGACCTGCCCCCTTATGTCGTTGATGGATACAGTGCCCTTCCGCTGGGCAACGGCCACAGCTAGTGCTCTGGCCTGCTCGAGAAAGGTGCCGTGTTCGGCCTGAAATAGGGAGTGCTGCCGGTCGCGCAGCTCGCGTCCAGTGGTCTGTTGCATGTCGCCCCCCTACAGATCAAGGAAAGCGGGCAGGACCAGCCAGAAAGCCAGCAGGAGCGTCAGGAAGACGCTGATGACTAGCCCGTCAAAAACTTCGTGCTTGGTTGGCCATTTGTGGCGAAAATCAGACGCATAATGGGCACCAAAAGGGCTGCGTCGCTTAGTCGCAAAAGTACTATATCTAGTTGATTTTGCTACTGAAGTCGTACTATACATTATGGGCAGAATGGAACTACTGGGGGTCCTAGACCTGTTTTTGGTTGTGTGCATAGCACGCTCCTTATCGAATAAAAACATAGAGTTAGTGGGCAAAACTTCATGTACTGCCTTCACTGCGAGATGCTCCTTTCCAGTCATCAAATGGGTATGGTTCACCGTGTACCGCCGGTAGTCTTTCGGCGTTTCATGTTCAGAATGCTTTTTCGCTCGCTGGTATGCGGTGCTCGGGGGATCTTTTTGCGCAGCTTATCGCGCAGCTGCATCATGGCGTAGCGGCTGGCCAGGACGCGCACAATCTCGTCGCGTTCATCTGTGTAGGCCAGGTGTCTGAGCGACTCGGCCAGGTCGGCAAAGTGAACAGCTGCCCACTTCACGTCATTAATGTTAAGTACCGGCACGTCGAACCGGCAGTTCAAGCCAATTCCGACGGCGTGCAGGTAGGCGCCCATCTCTCCCCTGGTTGCCTCTTCCTGCCCTTGAAAGACCGGGTGCTTCTGTCGCGGTTGTTGCTCATCGTCCACTTGCAGCTCCAATTCTTTTTGCTGTCTTCCTGGGTTTAAACGGCCAAACCTAGGAGAAGTTGAGGGATTCTGTTATGGGTCACTACCCTAATCAGGTTTACCCTCATTTAGGGTCCTTATCGTGCTGGTCTACAAATCGCTCGATCAGATCCTCTTTTGTCGGCTGCCGGCGCTGTTGGTTGAATAAGATCAAGGCGATGGGCGCGAGAATCCCCAGGCCCACGACGACGGGCATCCAGTCGCCTGCATAAATACCTGCTGCCATAAGCCCTACTGCGCATACGACTAATCCCAATACGAACATAGCGCCCTCCTCTACTTAACGCGCTTGAGCAGGTTGGCCACCTGGCTGGCGTACCACTCGTCATTGCCCCTGGGTGTTTTAACACCTCGGGCGGTCAATGCTTGAGCTATGTCGCGCAGTGTGCTGGCGCCTGTTTTCTTGATGATGTCGCGAACAATGGGGCCAACTCGGTCGGCATAGGCGTCGGCCTCGGCCACGCGCAGCTCAGTCGCAACAGCAGCGCCTATCTTTGGCGATGGACTACCGAGGCGGTTGATTTCACGCCCCATGATGCCGAGCTCAGGCCGGGCCTTTGTCTTGTAGACGCCCTTCTTTCGGAGCTGTGCTGAAATTACACTTAAGGCGTCCTTGGTGCGCTCTGAGATCCGCTTGGCCTCATATTCTGCAAAGACCGACATCATCTGCAGGAAGGTCTTGTCGGCCTCGGGCATGTCGGCGCAGATGAACTTGACTTGGTTGTTGAGCAGCGTGCTGATGAATTGCACGTCACGCGCCAGGCGGTCGAGCTTGGCCACCACGAGCGTGGCCTTCTCTTTTTTGGCCAGGCGCATCGCAGCGTCCAGCATGGGACGGTTCCTGAGCCTGCGGCGCGTGCCCGACTCGATCTCAGTAAACTCGCCAATCACAGACCACTTTCCACCGTTTAAGAAACGCTCAACAGCTTCGCGCTGGGCCTCGATGCCGAGACCTGACACACGTTGGCGGTCGGTACTAACTCGGTAATAGGCAACGAACTTCCCGTTATGTGGTGCCATCTCAATTCTCCCTATCTGGGTAGTTGGGCAGAGATATCTCTGCATGTTTTGGAATGCTAGAGATATCGCAAGAGGCTGTCAAGTCATCAATAGGGTAGCTTGCACAATCAGATATCAGTGAGATATCCTTTTGATGTATGGACAAACCACTTAAACCGTTTTTAGTGAGGCTGCGGCCTCGCGCAAGGGTGCTGCTCGATAGGGCTGCTGAGATTGAGCTCAGGTCGAGGGCGTCAGTGATCGACGAGCTCATCTGCACGCACTTGGAGACACGCTACAGCAGGGTGGATGACAGGCTTGACCAGATGCTGGGCTCGAAGGAGCGGCATCAGTGACGGGCCGCGCAGCCAGGAACAAGGGCGCAGCGGCCGAGCGAGAGCTCGCTGCCCTGCTTTCTAACGAGCTCGGCGTGGTGGTCAAGCGCAAGCTCGGCCAGGCCAGGGACGGCGGCGACGACATCCAGATCGACCACTACAGGCTTGAGGTCAAGCGCCGCGAGCGACTGCAGGTGGATGACTGGGCACAGCAGATCGAGGAAGCTGCAGAGCCAGGCGAGTGGCCGGTGGTGGTTTACCGCCGCAGCGGGCAGCCCTGGCGCGCCATTGTGCCCATCGAGCTCTTGATTAAAGCCATGAGGGAGAAGCTTTAGATGCCATCAGAGGACTACAGGAAGGCCACGCAGGCAGCGGCAACGATCACCGGCAGCCGCTGGTGTGGGCAGTGCCAGATGAACAGAACAATCGAGGGTGGGCAATGGAAGGTATCAAGTGGTGGACAAAGGCGGCGATGGATGTGCTTGCAGTGCACTCAGCGCCAGATCGAGAGGCGGGAAGAAAAACGTGCTTTAGCTGCCGGCATGGCCAGCCCCTCGACGGCTGGGTGAGCTGGTGCGACCAGTGGAACGTGCCCAGCTCGGGCATGGCCTGCATGCGGCATGAGGATCGAGTGGGAGGACGCCAGTGACGACCCCCTGGCTTGTCCTCAGTGCCGTCGCGTGCATCCTTCTGCTCGCATGGTGCGCCTTTCCTATGGTGCTGTGGTCAGTAGTTACTCGGAGGCTTACAGGCGCTATTGCGAGGCGAATACCGTGCTTAAGAGGTTTCGTACCAAGAGAACGCGTATGCAGTACTTGGCAGCTGTCGCCAACCGGCGGGGCGAGCAGGCGGCCGCAGAGCTGCGAGCGGAGATGTTGAGGGTTTGGCAACACAAAGAGGAGAAGAAGCGATGAGCCCAGACAATGTTACGGATGTTACGGATGTTCCGGCAGACTGGGATGACCTGC